TTGTTGCATTGGATGACTTTGAGCACGTACCAGCCATCAGCTTCGTACTGCTTGATCAGCTTCTTTTGAAAGGATGCCTCGGTCTGCCGCATAGTGCGCAGTGGTGTAATTCTGCTTGGTGCGGACTTGAGCGTAGACGCGGGGCTCGATGCCGCGTGCGGCAAAGATGAAATGGACGCGATTGGCGCGATCGCGACCGAGGTAACTGGCGCGGTCCCTACCTTGTAGGTAGGACAGGGCAGAGTAGTCGATGCCGATGAAGATGAGGTCATCGGCAGTGGATAGGTTGACGCCTTCGCGGGATGCCTGCACCTGACCGATGTAGGTGGCCTGGGGGTCGGCGTTGAAAGTTTCGGGGCTGTCGGTGCAGGTGTCAGCAAAGACCTTGCGGAGCATGTCGCCTTCTGCGTTGAAGCAGTAGAGGATGGCCAGCTTGCGGCCAACGAAATGGTCACGGATGTAATTGGCCTTAGAGCGGTCGAAGATGACGGCGCCTTGGGCCTCGGTGATGACCGTGCCGGAGTAGATCTGCCGGAGCTTCGACATGGCCTTTGCGCCAGTGTCGGCCAATACGCTGCGGCAGTCAGGACGACCGATCACGCCGTCTTTCATGATGCGCCTGGCTAAGCGGTAGGTGCGCGGCTTCATCTGGACCTGATGGATTTGCTCCTCGATTTGGGTGGTAAAGCCTGCCTGCTGCTGGGTGATCGTGACGGTTAGCGGTTTGATGTCAGCGAGGATGCGTGCCTCGTCGGCTTTGCTGTAGTCGTTGATCTGTTGACCGGTGCCGACGTACTTAGATCCGATGGAGACGTATCCGGCTTTTGCCCAGTCGTAAAAGGTGCGGTAACCAGACCAATGTGTTGGGCCTAGGCGGAACTGGTGGTAAAGCTGGCTGTAAGACTCCGGCGATGGGGTGCCGGACATTAGGAGCAGGTACTTGAAATTGATGGATTGAAGGTCGTGCCACCGCTTGGATGGCTTTGGGTAGGCGCCAACGCTGTGGGCCTCGTCGATGATGAGAAGGTCGTAATGACGGCCAGCACGCTTGGGCACCTGCTCGTAGTTGGTTACCTCGACTTTGGCAGTGAGGCCGAGGGCGTCACGATCTGCCTCAATTGAGGCAATGGCCTTCTTTTTGGTGACGATGAGACAGGTGAGCACGCCAAGCCGACGAGCGGCTTCAAGGGCGGTGAAGGTTTTGCCGGTACGCACCTCTCCGCGTAGGTAGGCGATGCGGTGCTGGTTGAGGATGGCGACGAGGGAACAGGCCGCCTCCTGTTGATAAAGCCGAAGCTGCATGGGATTGCATCGTGTGAGCTGATGCTATAGGATTTAGGAGTTCCACGCAACCCGCCATGGACAACGCCGCATATCACGCCCACCCAGCCGTGAGCAAAAGTCACCTCGATCTGGTGGCCAAAAGTCCGCTGCATTACTGGGCGCGCTACATCGACTTGAAGCGCGAGCTGCCTGAGCCCACGCCAGCCATGCGGATCGGGACCGCGCTGCATACGCTGGTGCTTGAACAAGATCAATTCGAGGAGCGTTACATCACAGCGCCGCAGGTGGATCGTCGCACCAAAGCCGGTAAAGAAGCCTGGGCTGAGTTCGAGGCTGAAGCTGGCGACCGTGAGCTGATCGCGGCCGATGATCGCGCACAGATCAGCCGAATGGCTGAAGCGGTATGGGCGCATCCTGCTGCTGCGGTATTGCTGCACTGGGAGGGCAAAGCCGAGACCACCCACATGTGGACAGATCCGGCAACGGGCCTGGCCTGCAAATGCCGACCGGACTGGCTGACCAACGATGGCCGGTTGATTGTTGACCTCAAGACCACCGAAGACGCCAGCCCGGCAGGGTTCCGCAAGTCGATCGGCGCATTCAGGTATCACGTGCAGAGCAGCTGGTATCTCGATGGGGTGCAGGCTGCCACTGGCAACCGACCTGAGCAGTTCCTTTTCGTGTGCGTGGAGAAAAAACCACCCTATGCCGTTGCTGTCTATGCTGCGGCGCCAGTGATTGTGACCATTGGCGCCGAGACTGCCGCACGCGACCTGGATGTGCTCGCCACCTGCAAGCAGGCTGGCGCGTGGCCCGGTTACAGCGATCAGATCGAACCGATCAGCCTGCCCGGCTGGATGATGCCGCGGCCGGATGGATCGATGCAACAACCACCTGAGATCGAGACCTACTGATGACTGACACCACAGCACTAACCACCACCAGCTCGGGCTCGGTGTTCTCCGGCATCCAAGCATTTGAGGACGCCCAGCGCATTGCCAAGGCCCTGGCCAGCAGCACGTTGATCCCGCCGCAGTTTCAAGGCCAGCAGGGATTCGCCAACTGCTTGGTCGCCTTGGAGATCGCGAACCGGATGCGGATGAGCCCGTTTCAGGTGATGCAGAACTTGCATATCATCCACGGTCGCCCTAGCTGGAGCAGCCAATTCATTATTGGTCTGATCAATGGCTGCGGCCGCTTCAGCCCTTTGCGGTATGACGTGACCGGCCAGGGTGACACGTTGGCCTGCACCTGCGTCGCAACTGAGCTGGCCAGTGGCAATGACCTCCGCGGCCCAACCGTCACCATGGCGATGGCCAAAAAAGAAGGCTGGAGCACCAAGTCGGGCAGTAAGTGGCTAACCCTTCCGGATTTGATGATCAGGTATCGGGCTGCGGCCTTCTGGGGCCGTCTCTACATCCCAGAGCTGCTAGTGGGCATTCAAAGCCAAGAGGAGGTGGTTGACATTGAACCCGTGACGGTCAAGTCTGAATTGCCGAAGACCAGCCTGGATCAGCTCAATGCAACGATTGCACAACCTGCGGAGGTGATCGCCGATGACCTCTTCTGAGTTTTTGACTGACCTGCAACTGGCTGAGCGCTGGCACCTCCACCGCCAGACGTTGATCAGGTGGCGGTCCAGTAACACTGGGCCTGCCTTTACCAAGATCAACGGTCGCGTGCTCTATCCCCTGGCCGAGGTGGAGCAATACGAAAAGGCCAACACCATCACACCTGACAACCAATGACTTTCAAAGCCAACGGCGCACTGTTCAAGAACACACCTGAGAAGCTGCAAGAGCGTTTCAAAGATCGCTACGACCCCAGCCGCAACTATCCGGCATTTGATGGCGTGTTCAGCATCAAGGAAGATGACCGTATGGCGTTTGCGTCCTATGTGATGAACGCCAGCCCCAATGATCGCGATGAGATCCCCGTCAAGATCAGCGGATGGACCAAGCAAGCGGCTAGCGGTCAGAACTATCTGAGCCTTGCCTTCGAGCCTGATTACAAGACGATGAAGGCCATTGAGGAGAAGATGGCAGCTGCCGGTGCGGCTGACAGCCTGGCCAAGGCCACTGGGGGCGAAGTGGTTGAGATCACCGAGGCTGATCTGTTTTAGGGCTTCATCAGCAGCAGCTCTAGGCGGGCGATCTCATTGGTCGCCTGCTGGAGCAATGCCTGCTGAAGGTTCCAGGCCCGGTAGAGCGATGCCGCAAGCGGCCCGACGTTTTCAGTGATCTCAAGGCGCCGAGCCATTATCTCGATCTTGAGCTGGTCCTCGGTTGCCACCTTTGGGATCATCCACTGTCCGAATTGTTCCACTTGCCAGGAGCAGATTGCTCCCATGATGCCGATGCAATGCCCGAAGTGCAGTCACGACCGCAACCGTGCACCATCCACGAACACCCAGTTGGCCGATCAAACGGTGCGTAAGCGCCTGTGTGAGCAATGCGGGCATGTGTGGTTCACGGTGGAGGTGGCGGTCCCGAGCTATGCAATCGGTTGGCGCGCGTCGAATGGGAAGCCCGTGCTGCGGGTTCCGGTGGAGGTGCAAGCAGGGCACACGCGGATCGGCCTCAGCCATGAGGAGGGGAAGGATCAGATCGCGCTGCTCCGGGAAGCAAACGAACGGCGGTCGAAAGCATCGGACGCCCTGCACCGCGTTACGGATTGTGACTGACCCGGTGGCGGAGTGCGCCGCCTGCGGTGTATGATTCGCGCACGGCCGACGAGGCCACCGCTTCCAGAGACATGACCGCCACCATCAACAGCCGCACCTTCGAGCTCACTGAGAACACAGCCGACCTGGCCAACCTTCGCGCTGATCTGCAAACCCGCGGTTTCGATGGCACCGTCTGGTTCGGGTTCAGCGCCCGCACTGGCCGCCAGCGCAAGGATCTCAACAGCCTGATCTTCCGCACCACGGACGGCCGCTATGTGATCGGGTCTTCCTTCTGAGCCCTCCGGGGCTTCCCCATCACCCACCAGCCTCATGATCAACAACCCCATCATCAACCGCATCGCTGTCTTGGTGCTGCTGGCTTGCGTCTATGCCGCCGGCTATGACACCGCCAAGCAGCAAGCAGTTCAACACCCTGCCGCTCATCTGGAGGTAAAGCCATGACCATGAACACATGCAAAACCTGTCGGTTTTATAAAGAGATGTGCAAAGACGAAGTAGGTGATTGCCATCGGTATCCGCCAACAATTATCTCTGTTTCCGAGTACGACGATTGTGCAACTTCTTTCCCAATGGTTGACGTTACTAACTGGTGCGGCGAATGGCAGGAGGCCACATCATGACTCGCACCACCCCCCGCCGCTTCTACTTCCAGATCAAAGCTGCCAATGTGATCGAATCGATCACGGCGCACAGCTTCACCGAAGCCAAGGCAATCGCCGCTCAGAGCTGGATGCCTTGGTGGAATGAACTCGAATGGCTTAACCCTGAAACCGTTACCGACCCAAACATCCATGCCTGAACCAATAGGAGCAATGCTGCCCTTTCAATGGGTTGAAGAACTGCCAGAAAGCAGGCACGGGGAAGGCGTCAGCCGGCCTCGACACGGCAACCGCACCCGCGAATATCGGCTCTTGGTTTTCAAACCGGGTTCTCAGCCGATGACCTGGATCACTCGAGCCGAGAGCACGCGCCACGCAATCCGCTACGCCCAGGCCAGGTGGCCAGGTGCTGAGGTAGAGGTGGCCCAATGAGTGACCAACACCCAATCACTCCACCGCCTGAACTGGTGCAGCAGTGGATCAACGAGGAAGATGGCCTCACTGCGGGGCACATCGCCACTCAAGCCGCCCGCTGGGGCGCCGACCAGGAGCTGGAGGCGTGTTGTGAGTGGTTTGTCCGTGACTGGACTGACATCGAAACAGCAGACAACCTCCGCGCCGCCCGCCGCCCCAAGCCGCCGAGCTTGAAGGAGCAGGCCAAGTTTGCCGCCGCAGTGCTGCGTTCACCTGATGAAACCTGCTCTATTGCTGAGCTTCAACAGCACTGGCACATCATCTGCAACGCACTGGAGCAACTTGATGACTGACTACAAGTTCGTGCCACTAGACAGCCTTGAAAACCGCCTCGGTGATGCCCTTGGCCTTGCCATCGGCATGATCCGCAACCCAGAAACTATCGACAATAAAACCATGGCTCAGATCGAAGCACCTTTCAAAGAATGGTGCGATGCACTCGTTGACGGAGGGTCACTTGATGACTGACCATATCCGCGCCAAACTGGAGGCGCTCATCACTGATTCCAGCATGTTCAATGCTGGGCAACAAGATGAACGTTTGCGGCTCTGCCGACTGATTGACATCCGGCTCGAACAGCTTCACCAGCTGGCCAGCCATCCGCACATCTCGGCACGCCGGGAAGAACTGCTCAACATACGCCAAGCACTACGGGAGCACCAATGAACCGAGTTCAACAGGATCAGCAACGCGCCGACATGATGGACGCGCTCTATGCCGCCAGCGGCCGCACCTGCAACACGTACACGGGGCTGTGGGAGGAGTTCTGCCTTGATGTGGCGGCCAACTTCCGAGACACCAGCTACGCCGAACTGCACGCCGCCTGCGTTACCGCGATCGGCGAGACCGAGAGCATCTTGGCTGAGAAGCACGCGCAGCAGTGCATCGCCGTCTGCCGCCGGCAGCTGCTTGGTGATCGGTGGGCATGATGGCCAACGCCAACGACCGCCGACCCAATGGCAAGGGGCGCAATTTTACGGTGAATGTTCGCATGAGCCGCGAGGAGATCGAGGCCGCCAGGCGCCTTGGGGATGGCAACATCTCGATGGGTTTGCGGTGGGCTGTGCGTTATGCCACCGGCCGGCACATGCAACCGATCAAACTGAGCACGATGCTCCGGTCTGCTGCGGTGCTTGCTTCTGAGTTGGAGGTGGCCAACCATGGCTGATCCGGTTAACCCGGAGCACTACAGGCAGGGTGGGATCGAGTGCATTGACGCGATCGAAGCAGCACTAACGCCGGAGGAGTTCCGCGGATACTGCAAGGGCAACGCCATGAAATACATCTGGCGCATGAACCACCACGCTAAGGGCGGCCGGGAATCGCTTGCCAAGGCCCGGTGGTATGTGGACCGGCTGCTTGGCAAACTGGAGCCATGATGCAACTGCTCGATCTGAATCTGCTGGAGCGGTTGGCTCTATGGGTGTTGGCTCGCAGCCCACGGACCAGCTTGGTGGTCGTCAAAGAGATGGGATCGCCGGCGATGTTTGTGGTAGTTGATCCGGCAGATGAGATGCTGGATTCGCTTGAGCCCACCAGCATGTTGCTGGAGCGGTTGTATCACGCTCCGAGTCACGGTGAACTCGAATGATCAGCTTGTACGGTGGCCGGTTGCTTCTCTTCTGCGATCGTGCCGACCGTACCTGGCACTGTCGGGTGAACCTTGGCCCAAAGGCTGAGCACCAGCTGGAGGCCGACACGGGCGCCATACGGCTGCAGGATGCACTGATCCGGGCGCAGTCGATCTATTCGGCAGCACTGACCAGGATCCGCCCAGCTGAAGCGCCGCGGATGTGCTGGGACTGTGTGCAATGGGAGGCAACGCGCAAACGCTGCAACCTTGAGTTTCCAGAGGCGCGCCAGAGCGGCGGCCGGTTTGCGGCAAGATGTGAACTATTCGTGCATGATCGGCCATGAGTGAGCCGGTACTGGTAAGCCGCTTGGATCGCGATGGCGGATGGATTGAGACGCTCGAACCAGTCAATGGCGGTGAGCTTTATTACCGCAGCTGCGCTGGTGGGATGTGCCGCTACTCGAGCGACCTATGGCAGGCCGAGCTGTATCTGGACCACCTGCTGGCGCGTTAGATCTCGCCAGCCAGCCACTGAGCGATAGCCCATTCGCCCGTCGCCGACCAGAAGTGCTGGGCGCGATACCAGTC